CTTGGTGCTGCCAGTATGGTAAGTAAAGCCAAGGTTTTGGCAGAAGCTCCTAAGTTAGTTAAGGCAATGGCACAGATTGGTGCAGCTGGCGTGACTGATGCCGTTGTTGCAACAGATGGGGTGACCACTCTCGGTGACTTCTTTCAAGGCGGCCCAACACAAACCACAGATTTAATTGGTCTTGAGGGCAGAGAGAAGGCCATGGCTCGTCTAGGTAACCGCCTCAAGCTTTTTGCGGAAGCTTCGGGTGCAACAGCCACCGTTGGTGCTGGACTGAAAGCTCTTGGTGCTACAACAGATGTTGTAGTTAAGGGCGCCACTCCGATAGCTGCCCCAGCTGCGCGACAGGCGTTGAGAGCAGGAACCTACCTTTCAACAAAAGCAAAGACAGGGCTTGAAAATCTTGTCGGCCCAGAACGGGTTGATCAAGTTCTTTCTGTCTTCCGGTCTCGCGGGTACCTGACGCAGGAAGCATTTGAGCAGAAAGCAAAGATAGCTGGTAACATCGAAAGCGAAATGACTCGCGCTGGTGGAGTAGCGAAGCAACTACAGGACGAGCTAGACACTGCTTACAAAGATGTTGAATCTGTTATGGTTGGCAGCACACCTTTAACTCGGGCAGAGTTGAACAACCGTTTGTATGGCTTCCTGACGAAAGACGACGCTTTCATGAAAGAGGCAGAAGAGCAAGGACTGAAAGCTCTTGATATGTTGCCCAAGTTTCTTCATCCATCAGCTAGACGGATGCGGCTACAAGTTGACCGTTTGTCAAAGCAGATTACGAACTCCGGTTTCTTGAAGACAGCGGCTGAAAAAGATGAGGTGATGGGTCTCATCAAACAAAACATTGGCTCTTATCTACGTCGCAAGTACAAGATTTTTGAAGATGCTGGGTACATGAAGACCGCAGAGTTTCAGGCTGGTCGTCAAGATGTCATTGAGATGCTTGAGAAGAGGCCAGAGTTTGCTGCCAAGATATACGACAGGCTTGAGCGGTTCAGAAATAGGATCCCTGCCACAGAAGACGCTCCCTTTAAAGAAGAGTTTATGTCACAGTTTGTTACAGGTGTTGGAAGGGATGCTCGTGTTAGCGCAGAAGTTGCCACAGATCTGACAGACAGGTTTGTCAAAACTTTGACAGATCGGAATGTTCGTGTAGCTGGTTCCAAGAAAGGCGGTCGTGTGGCTGTCAATAAATTACAGACAGCCATGTTCCGAGATCGTACTTTATCGGATCCGACTTTCAAACGGATGTTGGGGGAGATCAACGATTCTACTAATGCATACATAACAACAGTTGCAGACTTAGCCACCTTCAGTGCCACTGACGATTTCTTGACATATATGGCAAAACAGGCGGGTGGTGAAGGCGACATTTTGACAGAGGCTGCCGCTAAATCAATGGATCGTGGGGTGTTGGAAAGCTCCTACACCAAGCTGGATGCCGACTATTGGGGTGCTATGAAAGATATGTATGTCTCCAATCGAGTATACAATCAACTAACCAGACAGGTAATTGGTGATGTTAACCCAATGGCGGATCTTGGATTGGCTTTGTACTCTGGGTTTCTTCGGGCCAAAGGTGCTACACAGTTTGCTAAAACTGTTTTGTCCCCAATCACTCAGGTTCGTAACGTCACTTCCGCTTCTTTGTTTGCTTTAGCACAGGGTAATGTTGGCGCTGGGGCCAACCTGTTTGAATCAGTTGATACCGTTATGCGTGGGGTACTGAAGCGCCCTGACAAGTACAAATACTACAGCCGCCTGCAAAGACTAGGTGTTATTAACACACAGTCAGAACTCCGAGAAATTGATCGCTTGATGACGGAAGGCTTGGGTATTAAGCAAGAAGCAGACCGCTTCATTGCTGGTGTTCCTGTTGGCGATAAGGTGGAAGGCTTGTTCAAAAAAGGTTCTATTGGGAAGTTTCTTACTGGTGCTAAGAGTGCGTATCAAGCAGGTGACGATGTCTGGAAGATATATAACTTTGAGTTTGAGCGTAACAAACTGATCTCGGCATACGGTAGTGTAGCCAACGCCGAGAAAGCTCTTGGTAGAAACCTTGATTACTACGCCGCTGTCATTGTCGAAAACACTGTGCCAAACTACGAACGTGTACCAGAGTTTGTGAAGTCTCTGCGTAAGTTGCCTGTTGGTAACTTCATTGCCTTCCCTGCTGAAATCCTTCGTACGTCTGCAAACACTCTGTCACAAGCATTGAAAGAACTATCCAGTCAAGACAAAGTCCTTCAGCAAATTGGTATGCGTCGACTAACTGGTTTTCTAGGCACGACAATGGTAGCGCCAATGGCTCTCCAAGGCACAGCCATGATGCTGTCTGGTGTCGATAGTGAGCAGATGGACGCTGTTCGCAGAAGCGCGGCTCCATGGGCACGGAACCACACTCTGCTTCCAACAAGCACAGACGAGAAAGGCAACGTCACTGGTTATGTGGATTACAGCTACACCAATCCGTATGATTACTTAACCGCTCCGGTTCAGGCTATCTTCAATGCTGTAAAGGATGGGCGCGATCTAGGCAAAGATCCAGAGAGTGTAGCCTTTGATGCCGTGATGGGGTCTGTTGGTGAATTGTTTGCACCGTTCTTTGGGGAGTCTATCATCACTGAGAAGATGTTAGATGTCACCACTCGTGGTGGGGTAACGCAAACAGGCGCCAAAGTTTACAGGGAAGTCGATGACCCGGGCACAAAGATATACAAGAGCTTTACCCACATAGCTGATGCGTTCATGCCCGGTGCTGCTGATCTTCTGTTTGAGTTAAAGCCACAGAAGAAAGCTACTCAGATGCCCGGCTTTGAGGCTGGACGTTTGTTCCGTAGCTTCACCAACAACAATGTTGACCCAGCTGGTAACGAGCGCAAGGCTGTCAGTGAGTTTATGCGTATGATGACAGGGGTGACTGAAGTGGAAGTCAATCCTGAAAACATTGTTATGTACAGTTCCTACAACTACTCTGACAACAGCTCTGGTGCTAAACAGATTTTCAACACCGCTGTTCGGACAAAGGGTGTACTTGATCCAGCTGATGCAATTGACACTTATCGCAGTGCAAACGATGCGTTGTACCGCACACAAAGTGAAATGTACCAAGTGGTTCAGGATATGCGTAAGCTAGGAAAGTCTGATTCTGAAATCAGACGAGCACTGAAGAGGTACAAGATTTCAAACATCGGTCAGCTGATGCGTGGAAAATTTGTACCAATGGACATAAGTTCCGAAGTTAGAAAAGATGTTCGTCAAAATGGCAACACGCTACCGACTCCAGAGTTAAATGCAATTAAGAACGAGTACCGTAATAAACCACTTGGGGGTGTTGAACCGGAGTCAGAAGATCAAACTTCTGCACCCTTGACTCTTGCTCCTACTTCCGGACCTACCCTATCTACAACAAGTGGTTCAATGCTTGCTCCTACTTCCGGACCTACCCTATCTACAACAGGTGGCCCAGTATTGTCTTCCTCCGCCCAAGCTACCACAGCTCCATCAGCTGCATTAATGGGTTCTAACCCTGCTGACATTTTGAAGAATATGCAAATCGCACAGAGGACACGGTAATGAATCTAGAACAGCTGTCAGCTGAGATCGAAGCCGACGAGGGCTGCGTTCTCGAAGTGTATCTTGACCACCTTGGCTACCCAACCGTAGGTGTTGGGCACTTGATCACCGAAAATGACGAGGAATATGGCAAACCAGTGGGCACAAAGGTCTCTCTCGAGCGCGTGAGAGTACTATTACGCGACGATCTTGTACGAACAGCCTCAGATTGCGGAAAATTATACAATGATTTCAGCACCTTACCAGAAGAGGCACAATTGATCATAGCCAACATGATGTTCAATATGGGGCTTCCAAGGCTGTCCAAGTTCAAGAAAATGAAGGAAGCCGTCGATGCACGGCGGTGGAATGAGGCAGCAGCCCAGATGAAAGACTCGAAATGGTACAGTCAGGTAACCAATCGGGCCGAGCGTTTGTGTCAGCGCATGAAAGCACTGGCTGGCTAGTCTTCAGTTTCTTCCAAAGGCTCTCCGGGCAGCCATACATCTACCTCTGTCCTGCACTCAGGACAAGATAGATTAGTTATCATAACGTACTCACCGCTAAACTCTTCACTGATATCGTGATCCGCGCCCCAGATTAGTTCTGTTCCACAATGCCAACACTTCATCCTACTTCTCCCCAGTTGTTTCCTAGTTCCGCATCTACTTCAAACGGTACCTTCAAATTTGGTACACAATTAGACATGATGTCAACAATCTTGTTCGCTTGACTTTCGTCCTCAACACTGAAACATAACTCATCATGCACCGTGAGCATAGGTAGTAGCCCCTCATTTGCACAATCGACCATCGCCTTCTTTGTTTGGTCGGCGCTCGAACCTTGGATCAGCTTGTTCAGTGCCTTATATGTGAACGCACGGCGGATCATGCCCTTACCACCGTATTCCTTTGCCGCTTCTTCCAAAGGCAGAGGCTTGTTGTAGCCGTATGACTTTGGTTCCCACATATTGAAGCGACACTTTCTGCCTAACCAAGTGCGAATCACACCATGTTCTTCC